AATGCAATACAAACCAAAAATTCAATTTGGAGGTCTACCTCCCGTCGATGTCGACAAAAAGCGAAAGCAAAGAGCTGGAGCTCGCCAAGTGGTCAAGGAAGATGGGCTGGAGTCCAATACTTTCACTACCTATGATCATGAGGTTAAGTTTGAGAACATCAAAGCGAATGTCAATGTATGCCGTGTCAAAAATGACGACCCAGAGACAGGAGTCGGGGTCGCTAAAGGCGCGATATTGGCTGGCGTTCCGCTCACTGTCCCGAGCAATACGGCTGCCGCGACTACACATGCAATGAAGAAAAGGTGTGATTACAAACCTTCTCTCAAGACTATTGACTCCTTCAAACAAGGACACGCCATTCTTATGGCGAAGTTCGATAAGTTGGAGACAATTCGCGTGGACAAAAATCTCATGGATGAGTATTTTGCCACATGTGAGCCCGGCAAGGCCAAGAGACTCTTGGAGGCGTTGGATCAAGCGCAGTGGAACAGTGAGATGGATACAAAACACGTGTTCGCAAAACAGGAAGTGCTCTTGAAGGACCATAAGGCTCAGCCGCGCATTGTCTATCAAGGAACGGACATGTACAATGCGTTAACTGGTCCTGTTGTGATGGAGCTAAACAACAGGATGAAACAGGTCTTCTCCCTCTCTAACCCCAAGAATACCGGCAATATCGCACTGTATGCGTGCGGAATGCGTGGGGAGGAGTTAGGGGAGATCATGGAACAAGCCAAAGGGAATCCGATTGAGAGCGACGCAAAGAACAACGACGGAAGTCAACCGAAAGAACTTCGCAAGTATGAGGCGATGTTCTATCTGAAATTGGGAGCCCCCGAGTGGTTCGTAAGGGAGTTTGCGCGTACGACCAAAGTACGAGTGTGGACCCGGTATGGGATCTGTGCACCGATCGTTGGTCAGCGTTGGTCCGGTGAGACGACGACGACTACCGGCAATTCGTACACGCATATGGCACTGATGCAGGCTGCGCTGGAGTGCGCCTCCATCAAAGACTCCACAAACGTCCACGGTGGGGACGACTACCTAGGGTTTGTCGTGGGTGACGAGTCAAAGCTCAAGGCTGAGATAGAGAGAGTCTTCGATGACACTGGAATGGTCGCCGAAGTTGTCCCTCAGACTGACCGTCATTATGCCACTTTCTATCGGAAGCGGTACATCCGCGGCACCATTGGGTGTCGTCCCGTCCCACAATTCGGGCGCGTGCTGGCTAAGCTTAACCTGAGACCTAACCGAAATGCTCAGGTTAACGATCGTGATTACATGAGCGGCAAGTATTTGTCTGCCGCTTATGAGCATCGCCACGTGCCTGGTATAAAGGATCTTCTGCTCGCAACTAGTTCTAGACTTTCTGACAACCCGTATCTCGATGTTCGAACCTCAAAAATCAAGGAGATGGGGGGGAGGGATAACGTCCATGAAATAGTCACTGGTACACGAGAGCATTCAATCACCGATTTTTCTTCTTATCTTGATGAAGTCTACGGCATCACATACAACGACCTTTTCGAAACTTATGAGCGCGTCTCTCAGAGTTGTCTTGACTACTGTGAGGGATGGACTTATGTCGGAAAGGACGGCAAAGTCGTTAACAAGAAAGGCAATTCAAAGTACATCGCCCCAAAGATGTCCGGTGATACAATCGAGGCGCTGGTGCGCATGGATGTGCAATGAGCTGA